ACTCACTTTTATATGCCGCATATTAAAACAATTCAGAGCGGCATCAAACTTCATCGACTGACGTTTTGCGCAGTCGAGAACAAGGGAGCATATAAAAGCTCGGTTCATGTTAAGAAAGTGAACTGTAAGAATTGTTTGAAAGAAATTAAAAAACAGAGGAGATAAAAAAATGGCATTAGAAACATTAAAAGACATTAAAAATATTGGTGGGTTTGAGGTGACTGGCGGAGTTTCTAATTTTTCAGATAACAGGCCCATTCTTATACACCTTCAATCAAATCAAATTGCATTTCAAATTCAGAATGGTCCAGTCAAAGAATCTGGAATTAATGGCTGTCAAGTCGATACTATTATTGAAGCGGCCAAGCTAATTCTTGAAGGTTTAAATAAAAACGTTCCTTGTCGTGAAACATCTTTAGCTATAACAAAACTTGAGGAAGCTTTACATTGGTTAGAACATAGAAGAAAAGATAGAGTTAAAAGAAACGTAGAAGGAACACAAAATGCCTGATTCATATTTACTAATAATCGTCGCCCTAATTATTGCTAAAGTGTTTATGGACTTTTTATGCCTAAGACAGATTAAGCTGAATGGCGAATATTATATGGATTCGTTTGAGAAATTTAAAAAGCACCAAGAGGAATGGCGGACTAAGTATGAAATAAAAATTACAGCAGAAATAATAAAAGGATTTGCTGATATGAAAATCGAACAATTAAAAAAGGAGACAAAAAATGATTCAAATCAAAAAACTGAAACGTCCAAATAGAAAAAGTGGCAATGCACTGAAACCAGGAGAAGTGTCAGAGATTAAATCGTGGGGCGTGTCGATTATTAATAATAGCAAGGAAACTTTATATGTTGACCGAGTGAGTAAAAAAAGAGAGAAAAAATAATGTTTCATTGTTATAGCCACGGATGGTCGCATTTTGAACGCACCTGCCCTTTATGCTACGGCTTTGACACATCAACATCCGAATCAACCTCTGGATCAATTAAAATCATGTCTACAGAAATTGATTTAAGAACTAAAATTGATCACCTTGAAACTGAGCTTAAAATGATTAAAGCTGAACGGGATATGTTGTTTAAAAAGATTCAAGACATGATGGTTTTTAGGACTAAAACCAATGGCTAGGTTCTTCGTTCTTTAAAATAATAACAGGTTCTTTTTTCTCTGGTCGCTTCGGGACATTTAAACGATTTTCTAAATTCACTGAATAATAATCTCCACACAAACATTGTCCTCTGTTCTGATCATAGAATCCCGTCTGATATCTGTTCGAGCAGAAGCCTCGGCAATAGGAATCTAATTCGATTTTAGGCTCTATCGACATGATTGTTAGAATTATAAAGAGCACTTCTTTTTCTTTCTTTTCCAATAAACAGATTCTAAATTAAAATCAGGTAACTCTTGCTCTAGTTCAGCGCAATCTACTCGTATGGCAACCATATCGGTGTAGCCCCTCCGTTTATGATTACACCCGCACCCAAACAGGGCTTGAATCTTGAGTCACGCCCGTACTTAAACGCATAAGAATCAACGTCAATCAGACAACCTACGTTCATACCCCACAAGCGTTGTCCTGCTGTGGAAATGTGAGAGATTCCGGCGTGAGAATGTAAATGCCCGTGAACCAAACTCATTCCAGCGTCTAAAGCCGCTGTTCTGTGCGCCATTGCGCCACTATATCCCATCCCGTGAATCATCATGAAAGGGCTTTTAATCCCGTCAATCACCCACTTTTCCTTAAACCGCCATTCTTGCGGCATACCTAAAACTTCCCTGTAATCTCTGATCATTTGGGATGGGATCTCACTCGCAGCCGCTTTCTTAAACCAGCGCATCCCGTGGTTAGAGATAGCTATTTTCATCTCAGGAAAAGCCTGTACCCACTCTGCAATCTTATATCTTGCGGTTTTTATTTCTCCGCAAGCAGTGTGCTTCGCGTCGGGATCTTTCGGGTAAAGCCCCCCGTGTAAGTTATCAACTTCATCTCCCACGCATAAAACGTTTTCATCAGGTACTTCAAAATGATTCTTTAAATACAAGCAAAAATCTAGCGCACGTTCCGCTTCAAAAGGAAGCTGTAGATCAGGAATGACTAAGTAGGTGTCATTATCCACTACTTAAAAGGCTAAGGTCTTTTTCTTTTAAAGTAAAATCAGCTATCCCATTCAATCTTATGATTCATAGTTAGCTCCCACGCTTCCCTACACTCTTTTAATGAGGGTATAACGTACACGTTTACTTTTCCCTCATCCGTTCTTTCTTGCGCGGATTTTATCTTAGCCCTTTTTCTTATTGATCTCCCAATACTTTCGGCGGAACCGCCGCCAAAAGTGTTCATACTGTTTTCCTTAAGATACCGCTGGAAAGCCCTTCTAAATCTATCTTTTGATATGTTTTTTTCAGGCCACTCATCATCAAAATCAGAGCAAATAATCCGGCCATTTGAAAGACATTCATACCAAAATTGGTCAAACGGACTTAAAGAAACTAACTTCTGTTCCATCAAGCCTTTAGTAAGATACGCCTTGCTGATATCAAAATCTTCAATGTTATACTTTTGGAAGTAATCGAGCAAAAGGCCATACCCCCCACGCTCCATCCCTTCCCGCATCTCTCTAAAAAACTTAGTGTCTTGCTTCCGCCCATCACCCACGTTAAAGACTGTGTATCTTCTCTCATCATCTGAAGCTGGCACTAACCAGTCTTCGTTCCCTATGATGCAAACTCTAGTACAATTCTTGCTCTGAAAAGCTTCTCTTCCTTTTTGTTCAATGACGTGCTTATTTCCTGAAATTAAATTCTTTAGTGCACCTTCCGCCTGTTTATCGCCGCTCCAAAAAGCTTCGTCAAGCGCTATCAAAATGCACTGCTGAAGATGCGAATTGAAATTTCCAACTAAATACCTTTTATCAGCCGTCACTATGTAGTGAGAACCGAACAGTTTCCCCACCCTATCTACTAGCGCGTTCTTTCCTACGCCTTTTCCGCCTTTAAAAACGAGCGCTACTGTTGGCTTCTCCCACGGTTTTTGAATCATGTGCGCGAAGTAACTCATAAGCCAGTGGTTTAAATCTTTATCGCCGCAACAAATGTTTTCTAAAGAGTGATTTAAAAACGCGGCTAAAGATTCTTTCGCTTCGTTAGATGCTTCTAGCTCGGATATAGGGCTGACAGACATCCCTCTCCAAGTATTGTAGTATCGCTTCGGTGCTCGGTTTGACGGATCAAAACACACTCCATCATAACTTCTTCTTTCTTTACTAGCCATCCACACTTTAGAAATGTTTTTAGTTTTATCGTCAAACACTAGCTTGTGTGGTTCAAATTTGTCATGGAAAGCCTGAACTCCAATGAAATTTGTATTCTTGTACCCTTCCGCATCTTCTGTTTCGTGTAAAATAGATGAGTGCCCACCCACAATTATGAAAGCATACTCTTTGTTTATCCGTTGGATTGGAGATAAAGCTTCATCATTTTCTTCTGCCTTTGGTTTGTCTTCAATCTTCGTGAATTGGTTTTCTGGAGCAGCCACACCTTTTTTCTCAGATCCATATCTGTACGCGTTTCTTACTTTTTGTGCTAGCTCTGTGTAGCTCCAAGGGGGACTACATTTATCGTTCCATAAAGAATACATCAGCTCGGTACAAGTGAACTCGCTCACTCCAATATCCTTAATCCTGCAAGCTACCATGAAAGACGTTTGATCTCCGCCTACTCCTTGAACCGATACAGGCGCTTCTTTGGTTAAATATGATATCGCCCTAGCTATAGCCCTATCATCACTTACGATAGAAGACTTGAGTGTTTCTTCTTCGTTTGTTTTTGGTTCGTCTCTTCGGCCACAGGCACTAATGATCCATTCAGGAGTGTCATGAATACCGGAATTGTCGTCCGTATAAATTCTTCCTTCGATAACTGAGCCGCTTCCAACCAAATACCCGCCGCTAGAGCGCACATCAATTCCTCTAGCGAGTACGTGTGCGCCTTGTCTAACTGGAAAAGGATTTCTGTAGATGAGATGCTTTCCCCCTGACACTGTTGTTTGTGTGAACGTTTTTGGGAAATCTTTTCCTTCAAGCTCAAGCCTGAGCGCTTCTTCACTGCCATGTGAATCTCCTTTATCGTCTAAATCTATAGCCACTAAAGCTTCCGCTTCTAAAAATTTTGAAGTGGAAATACCTATGTTTGCTTGCGGATTATTCTTCCACCATTTTTCTATGGTCGCAACGTCCCTTGTAGCTTTCGTAGGAAAATCTTTTATGAGCGGCTTTTTAGATCCTGGGATAAGGGGAAAAACGTGAAACCCAATAGCCGCTAATCTTTTTGCTTTTTCTATCATGCTTGCTACTTTCTGTATCTAAACCCGCTCCAGCCTTTAGCCTTTATGGGAAGATCCTTAGCCCAATCTGGGGTTTGGGCCATAATACTTTCATAATCTTTTATTGAAACAGAATTTTTATTAACTTCAGAAACTATTTCATCATGTACGTGCAAAACGATAGGAAACCCTGCCTTTTCAACACGTTTCATTGCGTCAGCCAGAATGTCCCTACTGACAGCTTGTGTTACGTTTTCAGCAAGAGAACCCCCATACGTTTTGACACGCTTCCACTTCTGTAGCTCTTCTGTCATGTACGTTAGTCCTTCTTTTTGCCCACCCCAAGGTAGATCAATTGTCTGTATCTCTGGATATGGGTAACAAAGAACGCGGCTTGATGGGAGCTTACACCACAGGAAAGATCCTACTTTTTTAAAAGATATTTTTCCTTTTCCCGCCTTAAACTCTTGGTTTGGGTTTAACACAGCGTACATTGCTGCTTCTTCCAGTTCTTTCCATAAAAAAACCGTGTTTGGGTGAACTGTCCGCCACGCTTTCACGATGAAACTTACTTGCTCTTCGGGTAAATTTATGCCGTAGTTTTTGCTCATGGATTTAAACGCGCCACTAGCCCCTTGATATCCTAAAGCTAAATCCGCTACTTTCCCTATTTGTCTTTGATCTTCAGTAACGTCTTGGATGGTTAGCTTTTTTCTTAAAATAAAACTAAAAATATCGGCGGCGGTTTGTTCATACAATTTCCCATGTCCATTAAATATATCTAAAACTTTCTTTTCTCCCGCAAGCCACGCTAAAACCCGCGCTTCGATGGCGTTTAGATCAGCACCAACCAACTCCATTCCTTCTTCCGCCACTAAAAAACCACGGAGACAGTCTGATAAAACTGAGAGCGGAGATCCATAGAAAAGGTCTATCTCTTCAGTTGCGTCTTTTTTCGGCAATATTTCAAATATTTTTTCAATATCTTTTTGTTTAGTTTTTGGCCGTGGAAAATTGTGTACCTGCACACCCCTTCCAGCCCATCTTCCCGTGTTTGCTCCACAAAACTGCGTTGTACCTCTTATTCTACTATCACTTCCAGCTCTTGACGCCATGCTTGATAGTTTCGACGTTGAAGACTTTCCAGCCTCTTGTCTAATAAGAAGAGCAGTACGACACTCCACAGGCAAATCATTGCGATCAAGACAACCCAAAACGTCCTCTTTAGTAACACCTTCCACCTCTATTCCCTTAAATTTAAGCCACGATTTTAGCTGCGCGGTAGCGTTACACGTCGCTACTCCATTATCTGTAACCGCTCTCATCCGCGCATCAAGCCTGTTTTTTTCATCAACCACTAGTTTTATAGCGCATCTAACGCTCTCCATGTCCAGCTTGATTCCGCGCCTATTGATCTTATAGTCTAAAAGCCACACCTCTCGCTCAGAAACTCCGTGATTAATCAAGCGTTTATGCAGCGCTCTTTCTACTTCAACGTCATTTTTGCAATACTTATACACTTCATTAAGTTTCTTAGCGCAATCCCACCACACTATATTCCCTTTTAAATCGACGGATCTGGGCTGCGATACCTGAAGCATGATCCTGTTTCCAAACATATCTTTTTCATGCTTTAACCCGAAAGCGGGAGCCGCTTTTTCTAAAGAACCTGGCATAGCCATTGAGTAACTAAGCGCCATAGTGCAAAACACTTTGTTGATATCAAGTGGCGGCCATCCATATTTCTTGACGCAAACGTGGTGCCAAATAAGCATCTCAAAGTGTGCGTTGTGTGCATAAACGCTAGCGCCGTTCTTTATTGCATCTCTCAGTTCGTCAGGAAAAGGCTCTCCTAACTTCCACAATTTGACTTTTTCCTCCCCGATTGCATACCCCATACATAAAACATCAGTAGTTAAGTGCGCAGCGTAAACATCTGCTCCGGCTTCTTTGAGATTGCAAGCGGATCTAGTTTCAAAGTCGATGTGAACTTTCAGCAAGTTAAACTCCAAAAAAACCAAGACGATACCGCCATACCTAAAACAAAACCTATCCAAAAATCTTCATTATCTAGCATAGATTTTAATCTCTTTTTTTGTGTGTCCGACGAAAGCCCCTCTTTTTAGTTGGTAAACCTTCGCCGGACATCTCATCACGTCTTAACCCTTGGAGAAGCAAAAGACGCGAAGCTTTCAATTAGCCTAATAAATCAGAAGCAGATTCAGCTCCGCCTTCAATCGGCGCAAAATCGTCTTGCGCTTTAGTCTTCCCTGACAAAGCGTCTCCTTCAGCCACTTTCTGAATGTTCTGCAACCCAAAATTAACGCCTTTATTTCCGGCTTGGTCATACGCGTACACGCTGACAGTAGCTCTAGCCCAACAACCGGCATAAAATTGTGAAGAATCAATAATTTCTTCCACGTTCTCATCTACTAAACCTGGGCGGGAAGTGCTCTTTAGGTTCAAATATGCGTTCCCTTTCTCGTATCCGGCGGGTAAAAACTCCTTCCCCGTTTCTTCATCCGTCTTAGCTCTATCCCCTTGATCTCTGAAAGGGGTTCTAAGGTTCGGCGGCCATTTCTTTTTATCTTTACCCCACTTCTCTTCGATAGCGGCTTGCGCCGCAAGCTTTAGCATACTTAAATCCGCTCCTTTCGGGAAAAGAGCGACTAAAGAATACTCATTCTTCTTGGATAATTCGTTAAATTTTGGTTGAAACACGTTGGGATAAGACACTCTAAATTTCGGGGTTAATACGTTTGCCATTTCATTCTCCTTGTTTTTTCGGTTTTAAGTTATCACTGTGTTTTCTCAGAATATAAACGTTATTTTTCGCGTCTCTTTTAACTTCTGTTTTGTAATCACGTTTATCTTCGTGAGACTTTTGCGGAGTTTTATCGTTAAGTAACTCCATAATTCTACTTGAATACGCTTTAACATCATTACAGTGCCTACACTGCTTTACTTGCGGCCTAGCCTTGGCGTGAATGTGTATGAAAGATTCAATATAGCCTTTTTGGTTACACAAAGCACAAGCCATACTACTCTCCATCACAAATAGCGCTAAACTCAGCCAGCGCATCCGGTTTAACCGCGGGTCGCTTATCTGATTCTTCAACCAACGTTGCTCCAGAACTTTCTTTAATTGTTAATTCTTCTAATTCTTTTGCTCCATCTTTTCCGAGTAACTTTTCCACTTGGGCGGGACTTTTTAGCTTTCTCTCCCAATAACATTCTTGATCGGGCAACATACATTCTAAGGCTGAAGCCGTTTCTTCATCATCCATCTTCCATTTACGAGTAGCTCTTTTTGAAACCAGCTTCCATCCTGGGATCTTTCTCCCCTTTTGAATCTCATTGTATGCAAATTCTCTAACGCTCTTTGACCAATCATTTAGAACAGGTAGCCAAGCCAACACCTCGGAGAGCTTAGATGCGTCGTAAGGAACGCTATCACTGAACTCCTGTTTAGCCACACTTACAGCTTTTTTATTTAGCTCAGGACAGAAAGCCGCTGCTGGGCAAAATCTGCAATGGTCCCCAGATGAAAGAGGCGCATTTGGGTCTTCTGTTTTTCTTGCGGCTTCAAGCGCATCCGCCGCAAAATCAAGTAAATCCACAGCGTTAAAAGCCCAGCGTCTAATTGGGCCTTCATTGTGGTGACATCTAGGCTGCGCGATAACCACTTCCACCTCATTACAAGGTAGATTAAGAGTCATCAAAGCGCCTAACGCGTAAAACTGTAGTTGTTTTGAATCAGTAGCTTCAACAGGGATGCCAGCCCCATATTTCAAATCCCACACGCTTAGTTTCTTTTCGCTGCGCTTGTACCCCACAAAATCCGCTGTCCCAAACATCCCTGGAAACAGATCAGAGAGATCAAACTTGTGTTCTATGAAACTTTCATCGAACTTTTCAGCTTCAACAGAGTCAACATAAACTTGTAAATGAACTTTCGTCTCGACATCTATACCACCACACCACTTCCCGCTCTCAAGTCTCTTCGCCGCCAAATCGTGCGCTTTTGTTCCTTCATCCGCGTATTTTGACGGCGAAGTTTTAATCCCTTTTGATAGCCTTACTGAACCTGGACACGCGCTCCATCTATACATGGATGAAGCGCCGACAGTGGAATGTGCGCTCATATTTCCGTTACTCTTAGATTACAAAGGTCAATGAGCTTCTGATAATCTTCTTCTTTCACTTCGCCCATCCGCTGATAACCTAAATCTAGCAGCGCTTGACGTGCAGCGGGCAATCCTTTTTCAGAGTTTAAGTGAGTAAGTGCGGCTACAGCTTCTTCTTTAGTTGGTTGAGATCCGTCTGCCTTAGCTTCAGTTTCATTTAGCGATTCAAGAGCAGTGACGGGCGCTTTCTCTTCTGCTTCGGACACAGGCGCGGGTTTTAGGTCTTCTGTTTTCTTGGCAGTTTGTTTTAACTGCTTAGTTTTATCTTTCGCGGCGGGTTTATTTTGCTTTGTAGCTAAAGGCAGTTCCATCTGGTTAGGATCTTTTTCAGGTGTGTCTTTAGTTTTCTCTTCTTCTTTTTTCTCGCAGTAAACACTTCCTCCAACGGACATAGCGCCTAATGCTTCTGTCATTTGGATCTTTAAATCTGTTACGTCTTTTGCTTTAATCGAAAATACTATCATGGTCTTCATCCTCCAAGTTTGTGTTCGCGTTTGTTTCTGTTTTTACGCCTGCGTTTTTATTTCTTTCAACTTCATACTTGTTAATATGAAAAGTGTCATCCTCAAAAACCATAGTGAGCTGTCTTGTCTTAGCTTTTAACACCATCGAAACCCGCTCATCTATTGAATCTTCCAAAGAAAAGCACCTAACAAAAACTTTTCTTTTCTGTCCTATTCTGTGGCAGCGCATAACGGCTTGAGCATTATCCCCTACAACCCAACTCTGCTCCACAAAAGCCACTTGAGCGGCTGCTGTCAAATTAACCGCTGTTCCACAAGCTTGAATGTTACCAATAAAAACCCTGTATTTTGGGTTGTTTTGGAAATTATCAATGTGTGTTTGCCTTTTCTGATCTGGCGTCAATCCATACAGAGTTACTGCTTTAAAATCTCTTAACTTCTTTCTTAAGCCTTCTATTACGCCTTGATGAATAGCGAAAATAACTATCTTGTCATAAACTTTATTAGCCAGCTCTTCGTAAATTAAATTACCGACAGCTTCAACTTTTTGAATCCCGATATATCTCCTCAAAGTAGAAACGCTTTTCGATATCGCTTCAATAGCCGCGTAACCATCGTGCGAATGGTCGCCAAACTTTGTAGCTTTCATAACGCTTCTGCATAACTCATCTTCGCGGCGTAAAATATCTTTTAACTCTTCTCTTCTGTCTGTAGGAAAAATGTATTGCGTGAAACTTGATTCGATATCCAAATCCACAACACCTGCTTGATCTTTAGGAATAACAACATCCGAATAAACAAGCTGGGGTAGCTGCGCTTGAACCTGAAATTTCTTTCTTCTGAGTGTGAATGCTTCAAACATAGACTTTAGTTCTGGTATATTCTTTTCATTAGTGCCTGTAATTTGCAAATACTTTCCTTTTCCGAACGTGCAAAACTTATCCACAAAAGCTTGATAACTTAGTTTTGTTGCTCCGAAAGAGTAAATCATCACCCACATCTCACCTGCATGATTTGGCATGGGGGTGCCAGTCAAACACCACACTCTATCTGCCATCCTGCAGACGCCTTCTTTCCCAAAAACAGCTTTAGTTCTTTTCGCATCAATGGATTTTAGATAGTGGGCTTCGTCTAAGATCAGAACATCCCATTTCTCTTTTAAGTTGTGCCCGTGTGTGCTCATCCAATCGTAAGATGTAACGCACAATGATTGCAGCTCCGTTTCGTTCTTTTGGCCTTTTAATATCATCGACGAACGCGATAGCCTTGAGAATTTTGCGAACTCTCTCATCCAATTGACTCTTGCTATGGCTGGGCATACGACCAATATAGACCGAGCTTTTATATCATCGCAAGCTCTTATCGCTTGAACTGTTTTCCCCAAGCCCATTTCATCTGCTAAAAGCGCAAGCCTTCTGCCAGCTAAAAACGCCGCGCCTTCGTTCTGATATGGAAAAAGTTTTATTTCACTCATGCTACTTGTGTTACTCATCGTGTTACTGCGACATGATTAACACGACGGAAACAGGATCTAGCTAAACCCCCATTTCCGCTTCTTCAACTTCTGAAAAAGGATTAAGCACTATTATTTTTTCTTCAAGCTCTTTCACTTTTTTCAAAAGCAGATCGCGTTCTTTTTTAAGCAAGATGTTTTCTTCCGTCAGTTTAACTCTCAAACAGTCATAGCTCATTTTAAAAACCCTCTAAAACTTCTGTAACCAAAAACAGCGAGTAGCACAGCTTCTGCTCGCCCGTCATGTTTTTTTAGAGGCCACAAATGTTTTTGCAGCGGGAATAACTTTGTAGCTAAATCTAACGAACCTTGCTTATTTGAACTCAGCCCCATTTTCAACTTCCAAATCGCGGGCTTAACAAAAACAATTGGAACTTGCAATGCTTCTAACACTCCAATAACCACGCCAAATCCTTTTCCAAAAGCAAAAGACGCTGCTGCTCCTTGTCCTCTTACTTTCCCACTACTATCAACGTATGTCATCGCTGAAACGTCTTCTATAACCGCGATTCGGATGGAATGCGCGAAAGGCGATATGGCGTGTGCTAAACCGCTGCCACTTACGTTTTTCTTAGTCCGCCCATCGCAGAGCTTTTCTGTAGTAAGAGGCATATCTTCTATAATTTTTATACTTTTTTCGCTGTCTAAAAAAGCCAGAGCGCCGTTTAGCCCTGGATCAATAGCTAAAACTATGTTTTCCGTCGCGTTTCTGGATAAAACTAGATTCGTGTTTAACCCTTCCACCAACGCGCTCCACACAACTGACACTCGAAAAGATCGTAATTTCTACCGTCATACCGGCTAACCGTAAGGAGTGGGGGGTTAGTTTTATGTCCAAACTTCCAGCACTGAAACCACATCATGAATTTTTTAAACATATTTAATGATGAAACACGCTGGCTGCTGCTTTGACAAGTGTTTGTTAGGCTTCCTTCTTCTTTATAATGTCTGTGATCGGTAGCGGCCTTGGATCAAAATCTCTTGATGTTAAATAAATCCCTTCCACCCGCGCCGCTCTTAATAAATCTTTATGCCTATGGCCTGGGATTACTCCGCCTGATCCTCCTTTTTCTTCAGGGAGTGACCATTTATAGACTGTAGTAATGTGAGCGCCGAGGGATCTCGCAAGGTTACTTGCTCCGCCGAACTTATATATTAAACGCTCAAACTGAGTGAATTTATCGCGGCCACAGCTTGCGCCTAACTCTCTTTTGAGCTTTGGGAGAGGAATGTTATCGTGTTGTTTTTTAAATCTCCTGCGAAAACAAGCCTTTGAACGATAGGGGTTTTTTTTACTTTTGAGTGGTGGGGGGTCTGTGGTCATAAAATGCCCTTTCTTCGATAATATCAGTACACTAATTCTAAGAATTTGCCAAATCACGAAAAGAAAGGAGACTAACCTAGTCCACTAATTCTAAGAATTTGCCATAATCAGATAGAGTGCCAACAGAAAACCCGCGAATCAGGTTAAATTTTTGAAAAAAGGTATTAAATTGTACCTGGTACTCGGTTTTCTAAAAATCTTCAAAAAAAGGTGGTACTCCTAACCCATTGAAATTAAAGATTTGTACTTTGTACTAAGTGTACTATCTTTTTATATATATATATATATATTATATATAGGAATTATATAAAAAACCCTGGCAACTGAGAAATCACCAAGTACATATTCCACCGAGTACAAAAACGATAAGAATATGATATTAAAGGGAAAAGCGATTTTTCCACCTGGTACAAAAAAAACACGAACCCTAGTACAGTGCCTGTAGTACCTTTATATTCGATTTGAGCGTTGTTTTTTAGCCGAAACATCCGAGTACAAAAGGGATGCGGCGCGTAAAGGTAACGGGGTAAAGAGTTAGAGGTTTGAATCGCGGCAACAGGACATCTAACTCCGCGCAGCTCACTCCCAGTAAAGTGCAATGGAAATACATCCCACCTTTTTTGTTTTTGGTTTTAGGGCGGGGAAATTTTAAAAAGTTAAAAGTTGGTTGGTTGTGGAAGATTCATAGGTGCCTGTTTTTTAAAAACCCGCGTTACTATCTGAAGTATCTATCAGGTCTAAGCCCTAGTCCTGCCCTAGTCCTGCCCTTAAAAATAACTGAAGCTTCATTTTTAAAAGCGCCCCTGGCTTTCGATGTTCGTCTAAGGCGCGTTTTCTGCTGCCACTGCTGCCACTGCTGCCACTGCTGCCACTGTTAAGCGGCTATAGGCCAAAAAAAGGATTGAAGCGCCGCGCCGCGCTTCAACCATTATCAACCATTCTATGTCATCCCTGACGCGGGGTTGAACCTGACATAGCGATCAAGCGACCAAAGGAAGTGTGCGCTTGAAAGTGTTGATTTTTTAAGTTTCAATACATCTAAGTAAATCAAGGCCGTGTTTTTCCAGTAGGCGATTAACTCCTTTTCTGGAGTAAACACCGCCTTTTAAAATGAATGAATCTCTGCAATCCAATATTTCCCCGGTAACAGCGCAGCAAAACGAAGGGTGGGATTGAATTAAAGAGACTCTAATGATTTCTTGGTCTTTGTACCACGGGCATAATTTTAAAAGAACGGTAGGAGACTCCGGCATAAAACCCCTTTTAAGGTATTCAGGGTTTTTGTTTAGTCTGTCATTCATGTCTTTTAAAACAGCATTCATGCGCTTTGTCGCTTTTATTATTCGAGGAACACTATTTAAAAAATTAGTTTCTGCCAGTTTTTTAAACAGGAAGCCTATTTTTTCATAACGTTCTTTTGTTCTTCTTTTCGTTTTCATGGTTTTTTCTCCTTTGGTTTTTAATTGGGTTCAGTCAATTAGTTTTTAATCATGCCGAAAATTAAGATCAGAATAGAAACGTAAGAAACTCCTAACCCAATTTGTGTGATGACTTGGGTTTGTTGAATCAAAATTATTAGATTAGCCATTTTTTTTCTCCTTTGGTTTTTTGCGTCGGGTTCAATCGGCGCGTTATGGTTTTTAATAGAAGCAAGCGGGATGCCAGAAATAAAAGCAATAAAATCAATGCGGGCTAGGAAAAAAAGCGTCGATCTTATTGACGAATGTATGAAAGTTTGACAAGTTTTCAGGTCATGGCTTTTAAATTCAATCAAGAAATATTTAAGAAAGTTATGTCGGTTTTCGACAACATAATAGATCAAAATAGCTCGCTCCGTAAGGCGCTGGAAACACAAGGAATCTCTGTTTCTACTTTTCATAGATACGTGTCCGAAGTACCCGAATGCGGTCAAGCCTACCTTCGCGCCAGCGACATAAGGGCGCATAACTTAGTTGATGAAATTATTGAGATATCCGACACGGAACTTGATCCGCAAAGGGCGCGAAACATGATTGACGCAAGAAAATGGGTTGCGTCTAAACTAATGCCTCAAAAATATGGCGATCGGATCGACGTAAACGTAACCGCCACCGTCGATTTAAGCGCCGCGTTGTCGGATGCGGTCAAGCGCGCTAAGTTTGTAGTCAATGAAGCGCCGCAACAAATTGAAGTCAATGAAGATTATATGCGCCGCGTCACAGATACTGAATCAGCGGAGCGCGAATCAATTCCAGAAAAGACTAGCGAAAAGTTATTTAAGGCATTATTAGAATAATTCTAAGCCCTTAGAAAGACCAGGGTAGGGCTAGGGGTAGGGCTAGAATTTATCCCGTGTCCTCCCTGTAGCGGTATGGCCGCAAACAAATTATTGCGCTTGCGTTATATTTTTTTTAAAAAAATTTTTTTGATGAATTTTTATATTTATTTTCTAAGAATTTGCCATATTTTTTATTTTCGCGGCTTCAAATCGAATATATGAGGTTTAAGCCTATCCCCGCCTTCCACACTTTTTACCCTGTTTCCGCTCTTTACGAATCTCTCGCTCTTCACGCTTTTTACCCTGTTTCCGCTCTTTGTTCCGTCCCCCTACTGTCTCTGTATTTTTGAAACTTTACTTTATCTGAGCGAAGCGTAATAAAAGTTTAATGGCTAAAATCGTTTCCCCGTACAGACCTAAAGACGAACAGAATTTAATGGCGCACATTTGGGATAAAACCCTTGCGGATGATCCGTTGGCGTTTGTCATGTTTATCTTCCCTTGGGGGAAGAAAGGCACACCGCTTGAAAAGTTTAAGGGGCCTAGAAAGTGGCAGCGTGAAGAGTTAAACAACATTAAGAATCACATTGCGGCCAATAAAAACTTAATCGCGCAAAAGAAAGCGCCTTTAGTTTACCAAAGCGCTACAGCTTCAGGGCGGGGTCCAGGTAAGTCTGCGCTTGTTTCTTGGCTGGTGTTGTGGGCAATGAGCACAAGATTAGGCAGTACGGCCATAGTTACAGCTAATACAGAGAACCAATTAAAAACGAGAACGTGGGCGGAGCTAGGGAAGTGGCACACGCTGGCTTTAAATGGACATTGGTTTGAAAGGTCGGCGCTGTCACTTAAACCCGCCGAATGGTTTGATGAGGCGCTTAAAAGGGATTTGAAGGTTGATACAGGTTATTACTATGCCAGCGCTCAATTGTGGAGCGAAGAGAACCCTGATGCGTTTGCTGGGGTTCATAACCATAACGGGATAATAGTTATTTACGATGAGGCGTCAGGTATTCCCGAAGCGATTTGGAATGTTACTGAAGGGTTTTTTACAGAGCCGATACTTGATAGGTACTGGTTTGTTTTTTCTAATCCGCGAAGGAACACAGGGAGCTTCTTTGAGTGTTTTCATCGGTTCAGGGATTATTGGCGGAGAAGAAATTTAGACTCTAGGGATGTAGAGGGGACAGACAAAAACGTCTTAAATCAGATCATATCGAAACACGGGTTGGATTCAGATCCAGCAAGGATAGAGGTTTTAGGTCAATTTCCAAATACCGGAGATAGGCAATTCATAAGTAGGGATATCGTAGCGGCGGCAAGGCAGCGTGAGACTGAAGAAGATCAGTGGGCGCCTTTGATCATGGGTGTTGATCCAGCAAGGTTCGGAGATGATAGCACAGTGATTTGTTTTAGACAGGGGAGGAACGGGAGAGTCATCCCACACAAGAGGCTAAAGGGAGCGGATAACATGGCGGTGGCTAATGAGTGTGCGTTTCTCATTCAAAAATATAACCCAGACGCGGTTTGTATTGACGCCGGAAACGGAACAGGAATCATAGATAGATTAAGAGAGATGAAGTATAAAGTGCATGAGGTTTGGTTCGGACACGCCTCTCCTGAGCAAGAATACTCAAACTACAGAACGTACATTTGGGCTAAGATGCGAGATTGGCTTGGAGGGGGGTGCATTGAAAACAATCAAGAGTTAGTAGATGATTTAGTGGCGGTCGAATATAAATTCATGGGGGTTACAGATAAGTTAAGGCTTGAGACGAAAGAGGAGTTAAAAGCGCGTGGGTTTAGTAGTCCTGATTTTGCTGATGCTTTTGCTTGTACTTTTGCCGTCAATGTAGCTAGAAAAGATTTGAATGTGGCGGCGGGGAGAAGGAAAAACCACGTCGCAAGGGATTTAGATTATAACTTTTTTGGATAACAGATTTAGATTATAACTTTTTTGGATAAGGAGATTCAATATGCCTAAATTTTTCGCTCAAGCCTTCGCTGGAAAAGCCGTAGCTGTTGCTCCCCCCACACCCACAGTTCCACTCCCCCCACCCACACCCGAAGAAGATCCAGAAACACAGAAGAAGATAGATAAAGCGCAAGAAGCTGCAAGAAGACCGAGAGGTCAAGCAGCAACACTGTTGACGGGCGGAAGCGGCGATATCAGTTCTGTCAGCAGCGCAAGAAAAACGCTTTTAGGGGCTTAAATGAATAAGCAAGAAACGAACAAAGCAGAAGAGATTCTAAGCGATTTAAATCGGATGGTGAGCGGTAGATGTGTGTGGGAATCCCATTGGAACGAGATTGCTCAAAGAATCCTCCCAGCGCAAGCTGACACTTTTGCAAGAGGATCTTTCAGAAACGCTGGACAGAAAAACACGCAGTTAGTTTTTGATGCAACAGCCGGAGTCGCGCTTTCTCGTTTCTCTGCTATACTGGATTCACTTTTAACGCCGAGGAATCAAACGTGGCATAGGGTGAAAGCAAGCGATCCGAAGCTAAATAAAAACCGTGAAGTGAGCCTGTGGTTTGAAGAAGTCAATCGTCAACTTCTTATGCACCGATACGCGCCTAAAGCGAATTTTGCTTCTCAAAACCAACAGAACTATAAAAGTTTAGGCGCTTTTGGAACGGGATGTTTGTTCGTTGATAACCTTCAGGGCGGAAAAGGTTTGAGATATAGGAACGTGCATTTAGGTGAAATATATTTTGAGGAGAACCATCAAGGCATCGTAGATCACGCGATAAGGCATTTTCCTTTAACCGCACGTCAAGCGGTTCAGATGTTCCAAGATAGCTGCCCTGAAGAAATTAAAAACGCGCTAGCAAGTAGTCCCGATAAAGAATTTTATTTTGCTCATTGTGTGAAGCCTAATAAAGAGATGATGTACGGGAGAGAGGACTACAGGGGTATGCCTTTTTCTTCATATTATGTTTCTGTAGAAACTAAAAAGAAAGTGGCTGAGGGCGGTTTTCAAACTTTCCCCTACGCGATTTCTAGGTATGAGCAAGCTCCAGGTGAAGTTTATGGCCGTGGCCCAGCAATGGAGGTTTTGCCAGCGATCAAAACACTAAACGAACAAAAGAAGACAATGCTCAAGCAAGGTCACAGGGCAGTTGATCCGGTGCTACTAGCGCACGACGATGGGATAGTAGACACTTTTTCCATGAAGCCAGGATCTATCAATTCAGGCGGAGTTACTGCTGATGGGAGAACGTTGGTTCACGCGCTACCTGTCGGCAATATATCAATGGGAAAAGAGATGATGGAAGAAGAAAGAAAGCTCATTAATGACGCTTTTTTAGTCACTATCTTTCAGATACTAATAGACACTCCGCAAATGACAGCTACTGAAGTGATGGAGAGGACCAGAGAGAAAGGTATCCTTCTTGCGCCGACTATCGGGCGGCAACAGTCAGAGTATCTTGGTCCGATGATTGAAAGAGAGATTGATCTTCTTTCAAGACAAGGCATTTTACCACCTATGCCTCAGATGCTTTTAGAAGCTAAAGGTGAGTACACGATTCAATATGATTCTCCGCTATCAAGAGCACAGCGAGCAGAAGAAGCAGCGGGTGTGATGCGATCCATAGAGATGACGCTTAATGTTGTGAATGTGACTCAAAACATGGAACCGCTTGATTTTTATGACTGGGATACTATAGTCCCAGAAGTGAATGAAATTAATGCTGTTCCCGCCCGATGGATGAGAGATATCGAAGCGGTTAAAGCAATTAGAGAAGGAAGAGCTGAACAGATGCAAGCACAGCAGACAATTCAAGCGGCTCCAGCGGCGGCGGCTATGGTAAAGGCAATTAAGAAATAGTTTATGCACGATTTTGATTTAGATGAGAAAACTAAGAAGACGCGGGATTTCTTATTTTCTAGGCAGCAAGCCTATCAACAGGTTTTCAATGAAGAGAGCGTTTTCGTGAAGACTTTGATGGAGGATCTTGCTAAATTTTGCAGGGCTAATGATTCAGCTTTTCACGCTGATGCGAGAATACACGCTACGCTTGAAGGCAGAAGAGAAGTGTGGTTAAGAATACAGAACCACTTAAAGCTGAAGCCTGAAGAGCTTTGGGAAAAATATAACGGGGGTAGAAAATGAGCGGCGCTGGAGAAGGAACAGGAACAGGAACAGGAACAGGAACAGGAACAGGAACAGGAACAGGAACAGGAACAGGAACAGGAGATTGGGTTTCTTCGCTCTCCCCAGAAATGCAAGGCTATGTAGGTAACAAGGGTTTTAAAGATCCAGGGATGGTAGTTGAATCGTATAAAAACTTAGAAAAATTAATGGGCGCTCCGAAGGAAAGATTGCTCACTCTCCCAGAAAAAGCAGATGACTCCGCCGGATGGAACCAAGTTTTTGAAAAACTAGGAAGGCCAAAAGAGGCTAAAGAGTACGGCATTGAGGCTCCAGAAGGTTCAGATAAGGCGTTTGCTGAATGGGCAAAAAGCACTTTCTTTGAAGCGGGACTAACTAAAGCCCAAGCTGAAAAACTCGCAGCTAAGTGGGGTGAGTTTTCAAAAGGGTCTTTAGACGCGCAAGAGAATAGTAAGAAGGAAGCTATCGTTAAGGATGATCAAGCTTTGAGGGCTGAATGGGGTGCTGATTTTGAGAAGAATAATGCTTTAGCGGATACGGCTATGCAGGCTTTTGGGTTAAGTACAGAGACACTTGTTAAGCTCAGAGATGCGATGGGGTTCTCAGGCGCAATGAAGTTTCTTCAACAGTTAGGATCTAAAGTTGGAGAAGCACAGTTCATGAGTGGAAACGGATCAAGCGGTTTCAATGGGGCTATGACTCCTAATCAGGCTATCGCTAGAATCCAAGCGCTGAAGACGGATCCTGATTTTACTAGGAAATATCTTGAAGGCAGGATCGAACAAAGAGACGAAATGGCGCGTTTGCACAGCATAGCTTACGGCGCTTGACAGTTTTTAAAGATCATGATGCTATTTAGTTCATACTGATTTTTTAGGTAAGCTAGTAAGGCCCTAAATGACACGCGGAAAGACGCGCCTCTCAGCCTTGGGGATAAAGGCAGAAGCAAGCCCTGTGTAGTTTGCAGATAAGCTCTTCGCAAAACATGTTTAATAAACATAATTTTGGAGGACGCAATGTCTGTAAATCTCCCGTCTTTATATGGTCAGCAGTTCGCTACTAACGTACAACTACTTCTTCAACAGAAAGGTTCAAAACTACGTCAAGCCGTCATGAGCGGTTCACACGTAGGGAAACAAGCTTCTCCTGTTGATCAGATCGGATCAGTTGAGATGCAGTCTGTATCCACCCGTTTCGCTCCTATGAGCAGGGTTGACGCTGCTGTGGATCGCCGATGGGTATTCCCCTCTGATTGGGATCTCCCACAATTGATTGACTCTTTCGATAAGCTTCGATTGCTTACTGATCCAACTTCTTCTTACGTTCAAAACGCGGTTTATGCTGCTGGACGAAAGATGGACGCGCTGATCATTGCGGCTTTGTTGGGCACTTCAAAAACAGGTGAAAGCGGATCTACTTCTACTGTGCTTCCTTCTGCTCAAAAAATTGCAGTGGGTTTTGGCGCTGCTGCTGATGTGGGTTTGTCTGTAGCTAAACTTAGAGAAGCAAAACGTTTGCTTATGAAAGCTAACGTGGACATCGAGAATGATCCTCTGTTTATCGCGGTAGGAGCGGATCAGCACGATAATCTTCTAGCCGAAGCTCAAGTCATTTCTCTCGATTTTAACGAGAAGCCTGTTCTAGCTGAAGGAAAGATTACTCGTTTCTTGGGAATCAACTTCATTCACACTGAGCTTTCTAACTCTACTCTTGTAGCGGGTGATGCCACTATTCCTGTATGGGCTAAGAGCGGCGCATATCTAGGCTTGTGGAATGATATTTCCACGGATATCTCTCAGCGAAAAGACTTACAAAGTTTACCTTGGCAGGCATACTGCTACATGACAGCAGGTGCTACTCGCTTGGAAGAAACTAAAGTAATTCAAATCGCTTGTAACGTTTAATAGTTAAAGGAGAATAAAAATGGCTGTTGCAAATACAAAGTCTAATCACATCACTAACGCGGATGCAGATCCGGTAGTGTTAGTCAATTCAATCGAAAACGGAGGCTTCGTTCGTGAAGCAGCGGGAACAGTTGAAACTCTCGCCGCTGATGACGCTCTTTCTGTTTACCGATTATGCCGAGTACCATCGAACGCACGTATATCTTCAATTCTTTTAGCAAGTGATGCGATTACGGGCGCTTCTGCTTCTGACGTTGGCGTTTATCAGACAGCGGCTAACGGCGGAGCAGCGGTAGATGATGACTTCTTCGCGACTAACGTTGATATCAGTTCAGCTATCGCTTTCACTGAAGTTTTGTTGGAAGCTACTGCTACTGATATCGCTAAATGCGATATGCCTTTATGGGAGCTACTGGGTTTGAGTGCAGATTCAAAGCGTGATTACGACATTTGCGTAACTGTAAATGACGTAACCGCCGCTGGCACTATTTCCATGAAAGTAAAATACGTGGTCTAATGTTCCAAGAAGAGCGGGGTGAGAACGGAAGCTCACTCCGCTTTTCTTTTATTTAGTGCTTAGTTAAAGGAGAAAATACAATGGCTAACAGATACTACGGTTTAGATAGAGGACATCAAGGCTACGTCAGTGAAGATTCATCTACCACGTCTAAAGATGTTGAAGTGGTTGTGGATCTCTCGGCCAATATGCTTAAGAGCGAAGTTATCATAAAGTTACAAGAGATTATTAACTACATTGTAAAAGGAAACTGGCCTCCCGCTTGATAAAAAGGAGATTCTATGGCTTTTGGAAATAAGATTATAGACGGTTATCTAGCTCCGGCGGGGTACACACAGGTTACTAGCTTGAGCGCAGCTACGGGTTTAGGGACTATTCCAGATGGAACGCAGCTAGCTTTGATCCAGCCTGAATCGCAAGATATCAGATGGAGAGATGATGGGTCTAATCCCACCACTTCCGTTGGAATGGTTTTGAGTGCGGGGAGCACACTTTTTTACAATGGGAATATGTCAGCTTTCAAAATGATTGAAGTTACAGCTACAGCAAAAGTGAATATCAGCTTTTACAAATAAGGGTGCAGCATGAAACAAAACTTCTCTCTTGTAGCTCCGTTTGAACCCAGGCTAGGCCACTATTTTTATGAAGAGTGGGATGCAGGTGCTAACACAGGTAGAAACACTTGGCTTGCAACAGCCAGCGGCGCGGGAGCCGGAGCGGGTTCTGGTACTCCAGCGGCTAACAGACCTGGGATACTTCTTTTAACTACGGGAACTACGGCTACAGGGTATTCGTTACGCACCACAGGGGCAGGGGCTTCTCACTTTTTCGGTGGAGGGCAGTTTGTTGCCGAAACAAGCTTGAAGTTTACGGCGTTATCTACAGCTTCAGAAGAGTTCGCTTTCAGGGGTTTGATGGGCGATTCCACTACAGGGGCTGATCATACGGACGGGGTTTACTTCATTTATGACAGGGCTGTTTCTGGCAACTATTGGGTAGCGTGTACGGCGAGTAACGGTGTTAGGACTACTACAGTTTTGGACGGAACGGCGGGGAACCCAACTAACGCAGTTGTAGCGGGAACGTGGTATAGGCTTACAGCCGCTGTTAACGCCGATGGGACGAGTGTAGTGTTTCAAATAGATGGCGTTACAGTAGCCACACACACAACTAATATACCCACAACGTCCGCAAGGCTGTGTGGGGCTTCGCTTCAGATAGTTAAAACTGTATCCGTTGGGAGCACTGGAAGCACAGTTGATATTGATTATTATTATTTGAGACAAGTTTTTACTACGCCTAGATAAAGGGGTGATGAATGAAGATAACTACAGTGGGAGGGGGGGGAGGAGCTGCATCTAACTCTTTCGCTATTATTCAGCCCATCACGGGTACTTCACCCGCTGCTGATTCTTCAACAGATACACTTACATTAGAATCGTCTGACAGTAGTATAGGGATAGCGGGAGATAGCGCGTTAGATAAAATAGACTTCTCAGTGGGAAACCACTCAGCGGCTAAAATTACTTCAGGGACACTCCCCGAAGCTAGGGGAGGGACTAACCATTCCACGTATGCAACAGGCGATATCCTTTACGCTTCAGCCAGTAACACGCTTTCAAAGTTATCAGCCCCATCAGCACGAAAAAATCAGGTCCTCAAGTGTAATACAGGCGGATCTCCTTCGTGGAGAGATGTACTAGAGCCATCAAAGTTTGTGGACATCACAGAGCACTTCATGGGGTACACAGGCCCATTACAGGTAGCCTTTAATAGCTCAGGTCCAGCGTACTCGGGCATTGATGCCACAGCTTCGGTGCCAGATGGAAATCACCCAGGCATAGTTAAGGTAACGCTAAACGCCGCCACAGATTATTTAGTTGTATCTCCCACTACAGGGGGAGCAGTGAGTATGGCTTTTGGAGTGGGGTATGCAATTCACGAATGTTGGTTTTATTTAGGACAACTTAGTGATGCCACGAACACTTTCACGATTAGGTCTGGATTTGGAAACGTTATCACGGGCGCGGCTGTAACAGACGGCGCATACATGAGTTACACACATGGATCTAATTCCGGCCAATGGCAATTGATCACTACATCTAATTCTGTATCTACCACAACCAACACAGCTACAGGGGTCGCTACTGGGTGGAACAAGTGCACAGTGGCTTGTAACGCTGACGGAACGAGCGTTGAGTTTTTTATAAACGGGACATCATTAGGTACAAACACAACTAACATACCACTCGCCTACGCTAGACGAACGCAGCCTTTCTGGAGTTTTGCCCAGACTGTCGGGACGGGGAACGTGTACTGTGTACTAGATTACTGGCATTATTATCAGGAGCTTCCATAATGAACATAGCAGTTAAACTTCAAAAAGATAATCCAAATAAACACCCAACTATGCCTGATGAATGGCCGTGGGATTGCAGAGAAATAGGCGAAGAGACTAAGTACGAAAAAGAAGGCGCGGGATGGGTAGTTATGGACGCCGCATCATACAAAAGGTATCTCACCGAAAAACTACCACTTTATGAGGCGCATAAGAGTTCTTTACCCATTGAACCGCTTCCTATCCCAGAGGCAGAGAAAGAAAAAATAAAATTAAAAGAAGATTTAGAAAAAGCTAGCGCGGATATAGGATCTCTGATTAGTAGGCTTGAGGCGCTAGAAGTAGCTGTAGCTGAGTTGAAAGGTGTTCAGAAATGAAAAACGTGTGGGTTTTTACATCAAATAATGCGAGAATGGTGAAAGTCCATGATCACGTTTTAAAGGATTTTATGGACGCTAACCCCACGGCTTTACTTGATCCAGACCTAAGTAAAGTAAAACACGTTCCGCTTCACTTATGGAAGAATGTTGGGGGTTTGATTGAGCCGATGACAGCGGGAGAGGCTAAAATACGTGAAGAGCATTTACTACGTTTTGGAGCTGATAATAATGTTTTTTATAATATTAGCGAGCGTGGAAGTTTCCCTGCCACACAGAGTCCTTCGGACGTTCATAGGGCAATAGTTTTGGACGTGAAGACTTCTATCAAGCGATACCTTTACAGTTTATACATCAGAACGGTTCTTTGGGTTAGGGGGGTTGTATGGCGAGTTCTGTAGAAATATGTAATAGGGCTTTACAGAAGTTAGGTGCTAAAAGGATAGTTTCTTTATCTGACGATTCAGTGAACGCTAGGGCGTGTAACACTGCTTACGAGCCTTGTAAGCTTTCGCTTTTAAGATCCCATTTCTGGAATTTTTCAATAACTAGAGCAGAGCTTGCGGCTGACTCTCCAGCTCCAGATTGGGGGAGGGCTAACGCTTATCCGCTTCCTTCTGATTTTATTAAACTAGCGCCGGATTACAGCGAAGATAATTCTAATTCAAAAGACTGGCAGATTGAAGGAAGAAAGATTTTATCAGATGACGCTGATCCGATTTACATAAGATACGTCTATGATGTTACAGATCCTAATGAAATGGATTCTCTTTTTAGGGAAGCGCTATCATCTTTGATTGCGGTAGAATTATGCGAAGAATTAACACAATCGAACACTAAGCTTGCGTCTTTAAAAGAAAGCTACAAAGACATAATAAAAGAAGCTAGAAAAGCTAATGCTTTTGAAAACGTTTCAGCAACACCACCCGAAGATGAGTGGATTTCTGTGAGGACGTAAAATGCCAAAAGTCTCGCCACTACAGAGTAATTTCGGATCAGGCGAGTTTAGTCCGCTTCTTTTCGGTAGGGTAGATTCGGAGCGATATAAAACGGGGTTAGCTACGTGTTTGAACTACATACCTACTTTACAAGGGGGTTTGGCTAGGAGATCGGGGACAGAATTTATAGCTGAAGTTAAGCACAGTTCAAAGTCTACTAGGCTAGTTAGATTCGAGTTTTCAACTACGCAAGCTTACATAATCGAGTTTGGGGATTTGTATTGTAGGTTTTTCAAAGATAACGCAATCATAACTAACACAGCGACTAACATCACGGGAGCTACAGCAGCTAACCCCGTTGTTATAACTAGCGCTGCACACGGATACTCTAACGGAGAGAGAGTTATAATTTCAGGTGTTTCAGGAATGGTTCAGTTAAACAACAGAGAGTTTACAGTGGCTAACGTAACCGCCAACACTTACGAGCTTTCAGGGATTAATGGAACCACGTACACTGCATACAGTTCTGGCGGAACGGCGGCGAAGCCTTATGAAGTCGTAACCACTTTTGCTGAAGCAGATTTATTTCAGCTAAAATTTACTCAGAGTGCAGATACTCTTTACATAGTACACCCATCCTACGCTCCAAGGAAATTAACCAGAACCGCGCACACAAGCTGGACGCTTTCAACTATAACTTTTTTGGATGGTCCATATCTTCCTATAAATGCATCTACAACCACGCTAACCCCATCGGCTACTACGGGTAATGGTGTAACGATAACAGCGTCTGCTGCTACGTTCACTGTTACTTCTGACATCGGGAGATTTGTGCGAATGAAGCATGGCAGTACGTGGGGATACGCTAAAATAACAGCTACCGCGTCTTCCACTTCAGTTACTGCTGACGTTAAAAGTGATTTCGGAGGAACGGGAGCTGTCACTACTTGGCGGCTTGGGGTTTGGTCTACTACTACGGGATTTCCAGGGAGTGTAGTGTTTCACGAAGACAGGCTGTGTTTCGCTGGGGTTACTAACTACCCACAAAGGATAGACGGATCTAAAACAAGTGACTATGAAAACATGGCACCTACTGACACGGCTGGGGCTGTAGCGGATGATAACGCGATCAGCTTCACCATGAACTCAAATGACGTTAACGTTACTAGATGGATCACAAGTGATGAAAAAGGTTTGCTAGCGGGAACGGTTGGGGGTGAATGGGCTGTTAAGCCATCTAATCAAGGTGAAGCTTTAACTCCATCAAACATAACAGCCAAGAGAGCTTCTGCTTACGGTAGTGCTAACATTGCTCCAGTTCAAGCAGGTAAAGCTACCATATTTGTTCAGCGTTCAGGACGTAAGATCAGAGAGATGACTTATTTTTATGACGTGGACGGTTTTAGATCGCCCGATCTTTCCCTGTTATCTGAGCACGTTTTAAGCAGCGGGATAGTAGAGCTTGCTTTCCAAAGGGAACCCCAGCCTATTATCTGGGGGGTTCGAGATGACGGCGTTTTAGTTTCCATGACGTATGAAAGGGAAAGCGAAAGCCTTAAAGTGGGGTGGGCTAGACATATCTTGGGAGGAGAAGGCACTTCAGCGGGGGGAGATGCGGAAGTGGAGAGTGTGGCTGTTATCCCATCTAGCGACGGATCTAGGCAAGAAGCATGGGTTGTAGTTAAACGCTATATAAACGGAGCCACTAAACGATATGTTGAGTACATCACTAAAACTTTTGAAGAAGAAGATCAGCAGAGAGACGCGCTGTTTTTGGATTGTAGTTTAACGTATGATAGTCCGAAAAATATTTCTGGCGCTACTCAGGCTAACCCTGTCGTCATTACTTGTAATGCTCATGGTTTTTCTAATGGTGATAGTGTCAACATTAGTGAAGTCGTAGGGATGACAGAATTAAACGGGAATAACTACACTGTGGCTAATTCCACAGCGAACACTTTTGAGTTATCAGGCATAAACGGAACAGCGTACACCGCTTACATTTCGGCGGGGGAAGCCAGAAAGAACGTTTCGAGTGTATCAGGTCTTTGGCATTTAGAAGGCCAAACTGTTTCTATTTTAGCTGACGGAGCGGTTCATCCTGATGTTACTGTAACTTTAGGATCTATAACACTTTCAGATCCAGCGGCGATAATTCATATCGGTTACAATTACAACAGCGACGGTGAGCTTTTGCGATTAGAAGCCGGATCTCAGGACGGTACAGCTCTCGGAAAAACAAGACGAACGCACAGAGTTGGAATGTTAGTTCACAGGTTGTTAGGTATGAAGATCGGAATGGATTTTGATGATTTAGATACTCTCACGTTTAGAACAACAAGCGATCCGCTGACACGCGCTCCAGGTCTTTTTAGTGGTATACTATCAGAGACGATTCAAGCTGACTATGACTTTGAGAATCAATTTTGTTGGAGACAAGATCAGCCGCTTCCAGGGACTATTTTAGCTGTTATGCCTCAAATGCACACACAGGATAGGGGGTAGCTTGAACAGTAAAATAAGCATCAGAGAGTACAGAGAGAGGGACTATGATGTTTTATGTTCGTGGTGGAAAGCGCACAAATGGTCCCCAGTTCCAAGAGATGCGCTATCGGACACAGGTTTCGTAGCTATTTATGATGAAGTGTTGATCTGTTCTGGGTTCGTATATCTATCTAACTCATCTATCGCTTGGCTAGAGTGGCTGCTTATGAACCCTAAAGCTCCGAAAGAG